CTCAAAAAACTCTTCAGCTTCTTCGTAGCTCATGTTTTGGTCTGCCTGTAGTATTTCTAAGCACTTACCCCTATCGTAGACCGCCAAGTCAGGCTGCCCACAACGCTCGCCAACGCCAATAAATGCCTTCTCAAACCCATCCGCAAGAAGCATGTCTTTTATTATTTGCTCCACTTATTTAGCTCTCTTTTTTGCCGTAGCTGACAGCTCGTTTAGATGAAATAACTTCACACTACCTTTGCTATGGTTTTTTCCACTGTGCAAAGAGCCATCAGGCATCTTGTGTGTATTACCTTTAAACAAAGTCCCGTCTCTTTTGTAATGGTTAACTCCTTTCATTATTCACTCCCTCTATTAACTTTTGCCATGTCTAAAATAGCTTTAGCTTCGTCCAAATCGTTCCTAGCTTGGGCCTGCTCATTCTGTGAGGCTATGCGGCTCGCTTCAATAGTAGCGGTGGTTTGGGCTTTCTCTGCATCAAGTTGCAGTCTTGCGGCATCAAGCTGCGTATCCGCTTGATCTTTCTGAGCTTTCCGCTGCAACTCGCCTTGCTTAAGCTGCAATTCTTGTTGTTGCATTTGAATAAGCGGGTCTTGTGCCTGTTGCTCTGCTTGCTGCTTAGCCTGTTGCTGTTGATGCGCTTGCGTAAGTTGAATAGCCGCTTTCGATTGTAGCTGTGCGATTTGCACCTCTAACTCCCTTGGTAACTCCTCGTCCATACCCGGCAATGGTGCGCCTATCTTTTCTTCTATCTGACGGCGGTACATAAAAGCCGTATGTTCTGCGATATGTGCCTGTAGAGCAGCCATAATCTGGTTCGCCATAGGGTTTTGCCCAATAGTTTGCATTATCATTGGGTCTTGCATAAACGCTTGATGGGTAGCAATGTGCGCTTGGTGGTCTTGGTACATAAACGCTTTAATTGGGTTACCTATAAGAGCGCCCATGTTTTCACCCACCGGATCAGTAGGTTTCATGTCGTCCTCAACGGGTACAAGTTTGTCAGCATTCTTAATACCTAGTACTTCGATCATCTGACGATGCAGCTGTGGTAGGTCATAAATTTGTGGGGTGGCCTGTGCCATCTGCAACACGGTTTGGTATTGCACAACTCGTTGTGCCATCGTGCTGCTATTGGGATCACTGACAGGAATTACTTCCACCATAGCGTAATCGGCGCGTCGCGCACGAGGTTCACCACGGTCAGGCACATATATGTACTCTTCCGGAGCGTACTCAGCAATGATCCTTCGGAGTAATTTAAACTCCTGTTTCATTGAGAAATGGACACGGGATTGCACCGCAGCCATAGGCTTAAGAGTACGCTCTAATAGCGCAAGAGTAGTTCCGACAGGCGCATTTGCGCTCATGTCAGAGATATTCATGTCGGATATAGCCCCTAAACGACGGCCTTCCTCAGTAATCTGCTTAAGTAAAGCAAAGAGGGTTTGACTAGGCTCCTTATAAGGGAGCGGCATAATGTTGTCGCGGATAGAACCGGACGGCACATCTACATCACGGAATTCGCCGGGGCCAATGGGTGTGTCGTCGCCCTTAACTCGTAGGCCGCGAGACTTAAGCCCGCCGGGGAGATTGGATAGGGTTCCAGCGTCCACGAGCTGACGGATGATGCTAGTGCCAGCGCGAGCGTAGCCCCCAATAATGTGAATAAGTCCAAGTCCATAAAATCCAAATCCGGGTACATAAGCATAATGGACAAAATGTTGACGCTTGAGCGTCAAAGAATCGTCAGGGTTCCAGTTACGGCGGATAGCTAGTACCTCACCCGTACCCTTCTCAAGCGTTACCACATAAGGCTTTGCGACTTGTAATGACTCTTCATTGTCTGCTCCATCTACACCGTCAATATTCAGGTCAGCATGGACTTCAAATATAGTATAGCGATCATCTGAAGTTAACGAAACGCCTGACTGCTCAGCCTTAGCCTCCTCAACATCAGAGAAAAACGACATAGGGTCGCCAAGCTCCACGTCTCGATAGAACCCAGCAGCCTGTAGCTTGACCATTTCGTTCTTTGTCTTGCGCATGGCGTGCGTAACGCGCTCTGCGGACTCAATATTAGAGGCACCGAAGGGTACAATTACGTCTTCCGCAGGGATATATAAGGCAATCTGACGACCCAAACTAGGGTCAAAATACACTTTTTTGAACGCTGAACCGGCTAAACCGAGTGAATACAGTAACCGCTCATGTTCTGGGCGGTATTCTACCATAACTTCAGTAAGCTCGTAATTCATATCTGTCTTAACACGTAAGGCAGCGTCTTCCTTGTCTTGAGTAATTTCTCCAAGAATCTTAGTTCTTACCGGCCCGACGGCAGGGAACGTCTCACTCATAGCCTCGGCTTGGAACCGGATAGCTGCTTCCGCTAGGACATTACTGTATACCCCACAAGAGTTTTCCCAAGGCTCGGTTCGCTCTTCGTACTTCATGCCCAGCACATCAAGACCGGCAACATAGCTATCAGCCCAGTCACGTCGGGCTGCCTTGTCACCTTCTACAGCATCGAGCAGATCGCTTGATATTTCTTGAAGCTGTCCGTCTTCTAAGTAGTCAGCTAAGTTTGCATCAAACGGAGCAGCATCAATTTCTTCTATCTCTTCGCCAAAGGTAATCTCTACACTGCCGTCTTCCAGCACTACTTCAACTCCCTCGTCAGACATGCCATCTATAGCTATTATGGCGTCGGCTTCGCCCATGTCTTCGATGCCTTCGGGCATCTCATATAAACCTTTTTCAATTGCCATCTTAGTATCCTTTAGTAATATCCGCTTTGGCGTTTTCTATACATTGAATCTTCTTCTTTTTCATCAGAAGGTAAGCGTAAGAACCCGCCCTGCCTAAACCGCAGTAGCGCCATAATAGTAGCATCCACATAGTCATCATGTTCCCCTGCGGGGAAGCTAGCAACTTCGTCAATAACCTCTTCTGCCCAACGGGTTTCTGGTGCCCACACTATACCAGAAGCAAATATGTCAGAAATTGAGTTTAACCGGGCCATCTTGTTATTCGGGTTGTTAGACGTACCTCGCACAGGGGTATAATCCTGCACTGGGACGCCCATAGCACGCAGCTCGTAAATAAGCGGCGCTCCCGAGGCTTTTTTCTCCACAATTAACGAATCAGGCGCAAACTCGTCGTACTGTTCCATAACGATACGCTTTAACTCTGGAAATTCCAGTCTATCTTTGTACGCATTTAACAATACCAAGTTATATGCGTTTTTTTCCTCGTTAAAAAACACTCCCCACGTAGTACATGCCGAATAGTCAGCCCTATTATTGGCTTCAAACGCTGTATCCCACGACTGGAGAATAAATTCACAGTCAGGTGGGTCATCTTCTTCCCACGTATTCCACCATTCCCGCTTAACTATAGCCGAGGCTTCAGATGTGGGCTGTTGTTGGTACTGCGCCATCCATTTAGAGTTGGGCAGTTCTTCTTTTAGCGCCGCAAGCTCTTCGGGGGGCCAAAATTCAGGCCATAGTGGGTTACCACTCGGCATAATGGCAGGAAATTCAATAACTTCCCACTCTTCTCCACCCCTTTGGGCGGCAGATTTTAGTACTTGGGCGGTCAGATCACGTAATGACCACCGCGTCATGACAACAACAATAGCTCCACCCGGTTGTAGACGCTGACGTGGGCCTGATGTGTACCACTCGTAAGTCTTGTCATATATCTCGGGGTTGGTGTCGGCCATAGCAGCCTCTTGTTCCGAGTGCGGGTCGTCAATAATGAGCAAATCCGCACCTTTACCAGTAACCGCACCGCCAATACCGATAGCAAAGTAGTCTCCACCCCTACTGGTGTTCCATCTTCCCGCTGCTTTAGAGTCACTCTGTAAGTTTAAGTCAGGGAAAACCTCGCCATAGTTCTCTTGGTCTACAAGGTTACGTACTTTACGACCGAAACCTACCGCTAACTCTGCTGTGTGTGACGTCTGAATAATCTTCTTATGGGGGAACTTCCCCAAAAACCATGCAGGCAGTAGATAACTAGCAAACTCAGACTTAGTGTGGCGAGGAGGCATATTAATAATGAGGCGCTTACAATCCCCACGAGCGACACGCTCAAACGCCTCAGCCATAATTGCATGGTGCCTACCACTGATAAACGTCGGCCATACGTACTTAACGAATTCAATGAACTTGTCCTGTACTAAAGTTTTGTGTTTTAGCTTTTCTAAGTGACCCAGCTGAGCTAACAGCTGCTCTTGCTCGGGCACGGATAATAACGGAAGTATCTGCGGTATATCCTTAAGGGATATGTTATCAAGTGGGTTGATCAAGCTCATCCCCAGCATCTAGTAAGTCTTCCAATTCTTCAGCCATACTAGGTTCTGCCTCAAACACACCCAACTCTTCATCTAAAGACCGATCTAACGGCACAGTTTCTACTAGACTCGCATTCAGTAACCGCTTAACACGTTCTTTGATTTCATTTTCAAGGTCCGCAGGGTCTTTATAGTTTATCGTAATTTCACTACGGTCCGTGAATATGCCTATGTCGCTGTGTTTGCCTAAGAGTTCTAGGGCCTTAAGCTCGTATCGAGCGTCTCCACAGTTAGCAAGCTCCATAAGCTTATTTGTAATGGCGGCGCGGGCTTGGGCTGCATCCATAGCAAGCTGTTGACCATAGGTGCGCAAAAAAGCCGCAGCAGCAAAAGCAGTGTTGGGTTGGGATAGATTCTGGGTCTTCTTACGCTTGACCGCGTCATCGATAAGGTTCTTCTCTCGATCTAGGTCAGCTTTGGGCAGGTCTAGGACTGAACCTAGTGCCTCTTGGAGTTCTACAGTGTTTGCTGCAACGGCCATCTTTTCTAGCACGGTCGCAGGTTTTTCATTCCCCAAATCATAGGGGACTGGTTTGTCCTTGGTAGGAACAATTTTAACATTTGGCATTCGCGCAAGTACCTAGTGAGTACTGGATTTGCGGAGTGTATTAGCTTTTATAACAAAGTGCAAGCAAGACGGGGGCTAAGAACTTTTAGGGGTGGGGGGTATTGTTACATTTATCTGGGACTCCTATGGGGGGCCTTTTCAAATATAAGGGGGGTGGGGTGCAGGTCAGACGGTGTATAAAAAAGAGGGGGGTGGGGGTAAGTTGCAATTGCAGTTGCAACTGGGGGGATTGCAGTTGCAATTAGGTAAGTTATTGATTTAATTAAGAAAAAAACAAAGTGTTCTTGGGGCGAAGTATCGTTTGAGCGGGTTAGTATGTATAGGCGCGTGCGACATTTTGTCCAGCCAAATGGGTGCCCCCCCTAGGGGTAGGGGTAGAGGGGAGAGGGCGGGGGAGAAAGGCGGTACTTGACAATGTCCACTATATGTGTTATAATGGAGGTGCGGGACTTCCGCATAACTAAACGGAGAATCGAGTTTAGCTAAAACTAAACTCATCAAAGCCTATGGCAAAATTCAATACCAACAGAACGATCGCTACAATGATCGAAACCGCCGATAATGCGGACGTAACATTACGGCAGCAAATGAATATACTAGTGCATGAGTTTGGCGACACGCCGATGCTACCAATGAAGGACGGCGGCATCAATGGTAATTCATTCCGCGAGGGTTCTACACTTGAAACCCAACAAAAGGACGCGGACCGAATCGGCCTGCCACTCGCAAAAGCACAATCACTGGCAGCTATTCGCGCCGGACTGAATGCGCACCGCGCTACTCTGTGGCAAACCTATCAGATAGCATACTTTGGACTTGATACAATCAAGCCTCCGAAAATAGCTGCCGCGCCATCCGAGGCAGATTTGGAAATAACGAATCTGCTAGAACAGCGTAGAGATATGACGCACGCAAAAAAGCAGGTCGTGGCTGATCTGAAAATTGCAAAAGCCGAATTAACCCTCGCTAAGGCACAAGGGAATGAGGCTGCCGAATCTGCCGCTAAATCTGAAGTGGCTGTTTTGGAAGCTAATCGCGATGAATACAAAACATGGTTAGACGAGAAAAAAGAAGCTATTGAAGAATTGCGAGCCGACAAAAAAGCAGCGCCTTTGTTGGACGCGGTTGTGGCATTACAAGAGCGCCTCGAAAAATCCAAAGTTTTGGAAGGGCATGGCCCCATCGGTTGTATGACACTTGTGGAAATCATAGAAGCTCTATCGTAATCCACGCACCACCACGCTAGACTGAACCGCCTTCGGGCGGTTTTTTTTCGTCTCGAGTTTAGTCAAAACTAAACTGCCTGCCCTGCCTTCTCTCCCTGCCCGTTCTACCACAGCCCACCGCCCCGCCCGCCGCGCCTTTTTATCATGCCAGAGTCATGATAGTAGCTCTGGTAGCTAGTAGTTTGGTTACCACTGTGTGTCACATGGTAATAATGTAACATTGTATTGTTACGTTTAGGAGTCATGATAGTAGTTCAGGGAGTTTAGTTTAAACTAAACTACACGCTAAGTTTGTAATGTTACGTTTTTCTGGCCTAAAAGCTAATATGTACCATTAGGTTTACCACGTAAGCTCTTGACAGACCAAGAGTTTTTCCTATTGTTACATTGTTACGTTCTAAAACAGGTATGTGGGGGTGAGAATCTCTCTTACCCCGTAACAAAACAAATCCCCCTGCACCGTTACAAAAATCGCAAGGGTCTATATATATATATTATTTTTCATAACATTATAACAATAGGAGCAAAAACGTCACACAACTCAGTCACCACGCGGGTTTACATTGTTACATCTATTGTAACAAAATCCCCTAAAAGCGTAACAAAGCCTTACTTCTGTAACATTACATATATAACATTCTTGCCTAACGCTCCAAAAGTATTTTACTTATTTTGTAACAACCACTTGACATTGTCTAGTAGGTGTGTTATACTTGTTTCTCAAGTGGAAAATTTTTTTTGAGTTTTTCACTAGGCAGTTTAGTTTTGACTAAACTCGTTTACCCGTATCAACAGGAGCTACAGTATGACGAACACCTGCAAACACTGCGCCGCGACTTTTCCCGCAGCCCGAGCTGAGCTAGGGTATACAACCTGCTTACCTTGCGGTGACTCAGCCGCAAAGCAAGTGAGAGCGGGATGGTGTGTAGCACAGGAGTACACCAAAGGTAACTACCAGTTGATCACCAACCTAGAAGCACTTAAGCAAGCTAACCCAAGGAGAACTACATGAGTAAAGAAAACCAGATTGACCTCATCTACCACGGCCTAGGCCAAGGTTCTATGTTTGCAGGCTACGACAACATGAAGCAGCTGCGTGACTATGTGAACGCGGCAACTAACGGCGATGCAGCTGATGCGGAGTTAGTGATTGCGATGGTAGCAGCGACTTGCAAGAACTTAATCAACGAGAAGCTAGCGGAGCAGCAGTTTAGTTTTAACTAAACTCACCACATAAACTGGAGAACTACATGAGAACCACAAAACCAATAAACCTTAAGCAATTCATGAAGCCGCTAGAAAGGCTGAGCAATGTAGAGCTGACAATAGATTCTATAGA